ACCGCAACTCTTCTGTAGTAGCGGTTGGAATTGACACGGAGACGACCCAGACCTTGGTCCAGACCTTCTGCAAATGGGTTTGCAACCAGGCCATAACGGGTCTTAAAGCCGATTTTTGGCTGGAAGGTGTTCTCACCGACGGCACGAACCATCTGGAGCGGTACGTATGGGCAATAGAACAGACCAGCGTCATAAGGTGAAGAACCCTTATAACCGACAACATAGTACTGGTTACCACCGTTAGTTGCAGCGTTAGCAGCTGACAGGTTAGCCGAATATGGGTCGATGTAGACGCGGAACTTACCGTTGATAGTACCAGCAAAGGTGTTGCCAGTGTCGTCAACGTTCAGGTTAGCGTTGAGTGCTGGGGTGTAGTCGAGAATACCAGCCATGGTCAGTGCGGAAGCAACGTCTGCGGAACACAGAACCATGTTGCCCTTGCCACGACGAGTTCTTTGAGCAATCGCGTTAGCGTCTCTCTCGATCTGGAACAGAAGACCCTTGAACTTCTCAACAGACCAACGACCGTTGGAGTCAACGTCGAGGTCGAATACACCAGCAGTTGCGGTGTTAGAAACTGCACCTTGCTCAGCAGTCTTGTAGATAGTTCTGATGACTTCACGGTTGATTTCAGCAAGAATCTCGGTTGAGAGAATGTTTGCCAACTCAGCCTCAGCATTCAGACCATGGATTGCCTTGAGGTCTTGTGCCAGTTCCAAGGAGTACTCAGCCTTGAGTGCTCTTGACTTAGCGGTTACAGTGACTTTCTCGATCGAGAATGCCATCTGGTTGAAGTGATCGCCAGTACCTGAACCCAGGTTCTCAGCGTCACCAGTTACCATACCCTGGCCTACGTTGTAGCCAGTAGAGGATGCAGTACCAACAGGGTTGAGTACTGAAGGGTTGGTACCAGACTGTGCGGTTGTACCCAGACCAGCATTGGCATCAGACATGCCTGCGGTGAGGTTGAAACCATCATCCTGACCAGAGAATGCGGTATCTACTTCGTTATAGAACGTCTCGTCGCCAGACTGGCTCTCGTAACGGGAACGCATTGCGAAGATCAGTCCAGTAGGACCGTTCATTGGCTGAACGCCTGCGAGGTCATATGCGACCAGGTTAGGCATTGCACGTCTGATCAATGAGATCAGAACAGGGTCGAAACCAGCGGTAGGACCAGCAGCAGCTGAATCAGCACCAAAACCACCTGATGCACCAGCTGCGTTTGCTGCGTTGGTTGGGGTTTCCATCAGGTTGATACCTGACTGGAATGCTTGCTCCTCACGGAGGAATTTTTCTTGGTTTTCGAGCAGGACTGCGGTTACAGCTCTTCTATGAGTATCCTTGATGGGATCAAGACCTTCATAGTCGAGAAGTGGGCTCCACTTTTCCTGCAGATGTTCGGATTGAAACATTTGCTTTTACCTAATAGTTGTTGTTTGAATGAATGTTAAATTCACTTTTTGAATGCACCCAGGCTTCTGAGATAAGCATCCATGGATGAACCATGTTGTACTGGTGTTGAATCAACACTCTCAGAAAGAGTTTCTGGTGCTTCAGACTTTGTAGCTGGAGTTCTGGAGAAGTATGACTCCTTCAGTACCTCAAGCTTTTCACGATATTCTTCTTCACTTTCAAACTCAACACTTTCAGCAAGTGAAGCGAGCTTCTCTTTCTGGGTCTCAGCAAGACCTTCAGAAACCATTGAAAGAACTACATCTGCAGTTGACTCGGCGAGTCTCTTATTCAGACCAATGTTCTTCTCAATCTGCTCGTTGAGTTTTGTCTCCATATCATCAAGTTTTTCTACCATGCTCTCAAGTACATCATATTTTTCTTCAGGGATAGTTACATAATGCTCTTCAAAAAGACCCTTCATGCCAGACAGGAAGGATTCAGTCATTTCGGTCTTGAGACCATGTTCGATAGCCAACTCATTCTCGGTCATCCACTCTTCGCAGACGTACTCAAGATATGCGTCAACTCTCTCGGTGAGTTCACCCTTAAGGGATTGTCTCTCCTCGTCCAGACGCTCAGCGTACTGGACTTCCAGGGATTCCTGGATTTCTTTGATTTTTGAGGTTAATGCAGCTTCAAAGATGACACGTGCCTTTTCTTTGAATTCTTCGGAGAGCTCTTCACCACCGAGGAGTGCATTTACGTCCTCTTCGATGTCAACAGTCTCTTCGGTAACTTCTTCTTCGGATACAATCTCTTCCTCTTCGAGGACTTCCTCTTCAGTTTCGATTTCTTCCTTAGCCATTTTCTTCATTGGATCAGCAGCTTTTGCACCCTTATTAACTACATCCTTGACAGAAGCGATCTTAGGCTCTTTGAGCTTTGCAGAATCGTTATCTGGCTTGTAGTTCTCAGGGGTAGGACCACCGAGATCTTCGTAGGAAGTTGACAGGCCTTCGCCTGGGCTGGAAAGCTTAGGCATACCTTCAGCAGGTTTAGCGTTCGCGTTCACAGCAGTTTTAGATTGCTCCATTTCTTGTAAATCTCCACGAGACATTTGAAGTTACTCCGATTAACCTTTTTTAATCTATATTTATTTATAAATTGTATATTTCAATAACTTATCAAAGATTGTTCAAAAAGTTATTGAACAGATCAAGTTTCTTCTCATCAAGTTGACCTTGAGTTACAAGAGTGTTGATCTGTTTGTAGGTTTTCTTGGCAGCCTGTTCTCTGAGGATACCACCATCCCAAACCCACTCTTTTCCTTCCATAATACCTTCAACGAAAGCATCAGGTGCAGAAGGATCAGCAACGATATCAGCAGCAGTTGCTAACATGAAATCATCACCAACGATGTTTACACCTTCTCTGGTTTGTTTGAGTGACCCAATACCTCTACTAGAAACACCCAATTTAACTCCTTCTCCGATGAGTGACTTCGCAATGTTACCCATTGGAGTTGACAAGATTTTTGCTTTACCAATGAAGTTATTTCCGTCTTCTTTGAGTGAAATAATTTTGTGGCTAACACGATCCAAGTTTACAGTAGGACCATCTGGATGTCCGAGTTCTCCAAGAGCCCTCCCAGAATTAATATGGTTTTCTGTGTATCTTTGGACTTCCTTTCTCAGGCCTTCCATTTGATACATTCTGCCATTGCGATTACAGATGTTACCCTGAAGGAAGATACCCTCAATGTACATATGTTTCTTACCGCCCCTTTCTTCGACGATAAAATCAACTGACTCGATTTCTTCTCTGATAAGTTTCATTTTTCTGTTCAGGAATCTTGTACTTGTTGGATGTATACTTTGCCAGTGCCAGATTCAGTTTTGACTGCCACTTTGATTGACTTTCTCAATTCGGCATAAGGTGCAGTTAATGCTGATGGATTTCCGCTACTTGAATCGTGGTCAATTGTTGCTCTTGTATTAAAATATCCACCTCTGTCTGAGGTAGTATTCACATCAATAACAATCTTATGAGAAAAATCAAATGCAGATTGACCGTTAACAGTAAGAGAGACTGCATCTCCTACAGCAAATGGACATCCAGTTCCTTCTGGGAAATCAACAATAGTTGTAGAACCAGTTGTAATACCAACTACCCTTTGTGACGCAATTGGTCCAATAGTGATCGTTTCATTCTCACTAGTCGAAACATAATAATTTTCATTAGTTGCTGTTGGATTGGTACCGATAGCAACATAAACTCCAGCGGTTTCTGCAACTACTCTAAGAGCATCAGATTGTTGTAAAATTGGAGAAGTTTGTGCAGAAGTACTACTAGTACTTATTACCGTATTAATACCAACTGGTTTAAGAGCAGCCATTATGTTTCAATAGTTCTATAATACTTATTTATTATTCTTCATCATCTTCATCATATGAAGCTTCGGTTTCGATATCTTCTGCCTCAACTTCAGGGGCATCAAAGATAGATGCTGCTACGTTGGAACGGTTTGCTTCAATTTTTTCTGCACTTTTAGCAAAAAGAATATCCTTGATTTTATCACTAATCTGTGATGAAGACTCGTCGGGACTGACGAGCATATCCATAAGTTCGTCCATAAAAATAATGTATCTACAATTTGTATTTAGATTTCACCACCAGGAGGATTCTTGGTTGCACCAGGAGTTTCTGGATCTTTAGGTGAAGTTGGTGCCTGCATTGGGTCAGTTGGTGCATCACCTGCAGGAGGCATATCAGGAGCTGGCATACCTGTCATAGGATCTACCATTGCATTTGGATCAGGAATAACACCGTTCTCGATTTCACTTTCAATCAGTTCATCCTGTTCAATAATCTCTTCATCAGTCTGACGGAGAATATTTCTTCTTACATAATCTTGTGAGTAATACTTACCGACATAAGGTTCAGCAAGAGCAACAAGGTTCAATCTTTCTGTAGTAAGTTCTGCATTCTTGAGTTCTGCAAAATGATTGTCATACAGGAAGTCATACTGAATATGATCTGCCATATACTCCCAATCTTCTGGAGTCACAATATTCTTCAGAAGTAATTGTGTTCTCAACATGTCATTGAACATTGCTGAGAATCTTTTTCTCATTCTGCCAACAAACTTGGAGAACTTGATTTCATCTCTCAAGATTTCGGAAGAACGACCCAATGAGAAACCACCTTCACCTTCGATTCTAGTCTCAGGAACATTCAGTGATCTGTAGAGTTTTCTCTGGAAGTAATTAATATCAGTAATTTCACCAAGATTTTGACCACCAGGAAGTGTAGTAATTTCAGTACCACGACCACCCTCTCTTCTAGGAAGCCAGAAGTCTTCCATCATGGACATAAACTTCTTGTCATCACGCAACTCACCAGTGTTTGCGTCATAGACCATCTTGTTTCTATAACGCATCATGACATCACGAAGATATTGTTCCGCCTTGATCTTGGGAAGATTGCCAACGTCAATATAGAAAATTCTACGTTCTGGTGCTCTTGAAAGTCTGTAGATAACCAGTGAATCCTCAATCATCATCAACTGATTGAGTGGTTTGATTGCCTTATGTAACCAAGACAATGTAAGTCCTTTGTTTCTATCAACCAAACCAGAAGTACAATAAGTGACAGAATCACGGGTCATTTTGATACCCTTTTGTGGATTCCCACCATAACCAGGATTCCCACCATAACCAGCACGGTATGTTCCCATGTCTGGTGTATAAATGAAGAACTCCTCTACTTCTGGAAAGTTATATGCAAGATTATTTGATGCACTATATTCATCTTTTGCCTGTTGAAGACTATCTTTACCTGTTTTCTTTAACTTACGGATATATTTAATTTTAGATGCGTCAATATATCTGAGTTCTTGAATACCTTCTTGAGGATTCTTTTGGTCGATGACCTTGTTATAGTAGAGTCTTCCGTCAATATACCAGTTACGGAAAATCTCATGTGCCTTTTTATCAAAGTCAAGAAGTTCGAGAATATAACTAAACTCTTCTCTTATAATCTTTTTAATTTTATCACTTGCATTCAGATTGGACAGTTCAATCTTTACAGGTGAATCGTTTGTATCAGATACAATTGCTTCATTTACAATATCTTCAATCGCACTATCACACTCTGGATAGAGTGCCATCTGTCTATATCTTCTGATAAGATCGGTCTCGTTTTTGTAGAGACCCTCAATATCTATATTGTAACTACCAAAAAATCCACTACTGGAGAAGTTCTCATTCCCATCAGCATTAGTTGGTGGGATTGGAGAAACTACACCAGGTGGATTTTTCTCG